CGCATTGGCATCTGTTAAGTCAGAGGGTATGTTTGCTTATATTACAGGCACAGGTTTATTTTATTACAATGGATCATCCTGGTTGGCAACATCTTTAACTGCTGATATTACAGGAGTCACCGCAGGTAATGGTTTATCAGGTGGTGGATCGACAGGGGATATAACCCTGGATTTAGATCTAAATGAATTATCGTCAGCAACAATTAATGTTGCAAATGACAGCATACCAATTATTGATGCCGATGACAGCAATGCGTCAAAAAAAGAATCAATCGCAGATCTAGTATCAGCAATAGCAGGTGCAAACTTAACTGCATCATCAGGTCAACTAAGTGCATCAGCAGGTGTGTCATTAGGTTTAGTGTTAGCTCTAAGTTAGGAAAGGATAAAAAATGGCAGATACTTTACACTCAGTACAGGGTGTTTTAGGTACATCAGCAGGAGATATTGTTGATGCTGTACCTAGTTCAACAACTGAGACTGTGATAGGTATTCTCGTATCTAATGTAAGTGGATCAAGTGCAGACGTAACTATTGATTTAAGTGTTACAAAGTCAGGTGGATCGTTAAGGCACATTTTAAATAATGTGACTTTACCATTTGGTACAACAATTGAAATTACTACAAAAATTACGTTAGAGACAGGAGACAAGTTACAGGGATTGTGTTCATCAGCATCTAGTGCTGAGTACAACGTATCATTTTTACGTCAGACCTAAAGGAGTTGATTTATGCCTTATTTAGGTGCACCACAACCGAATAACGTTAAACAAAATCGTGGGTTATACACTCCTGGAGAAATATTGGAACTTCAAAAGGATGGACATTGGGGTGGATCTTTAGAACTTATAGCCGAGAGTACATGCTCAGGTAACACAACAATAGAATTTACCGCTATTAAAGAAAATGTATACGATACTCATTTTATAGAATTTATAGGATTAGAAAGTGGATCAGATATGTACAACGAAATTAGAGTGTCTAATGATGGTGGTACTTCTTATGAGAGTACCAATTATGATCGTTCAGTACAATATATGTCAGCGACAACAGGTGGTGCATTTGGAGAGAATAGAAGTGATGGTACAGACAGATTTACCATTTTAGGATTTGCAACAGCAGGTACACCTGTAAACAATAATGCCTATTTACATAATTTAGGTAATGCTGATCTCTATACACATTTAACAGCTCGTAGTACAGTAGGCGATCAATGGGTATATTTTGGGAGTCAAATGTATTTAGTCGCAGAGACTATTAATGCATTACAAATATTAAATAGTGCAGGTGCTAGTTGGACAGCAGGAAAAGTACGCCTGTTTGGTATTAAACAATGAGTAATTTACGACTAATTAAACAGACGTCAGCAAGTTCTGTATCTGATATATCTTTAACAGATTGTTTTAGTGCAGATTTTGATGTTTATAAAATTAATGTTGTTATGGATGGTACAGCTACAAATAAAGATATTAGATTGAGGTACATAGATGCGAGTGGTGGTTTAGTTACTGCCTCCAATTATTCAATTGGTGCATTATTTATGAGCAGTTATACAAGTTTTATTGAACTTAGATACAATGGACAATCAAGCCATTTAGTAACTGCATATAATTATGATGGAGGAACAGGTATTGAGTACACAATATTTAATCCATTTTCATCATCAAGTTATACATATTTAATATCATCATCATCAGGTGCGTATGACAGTAGTGGTGTAAAAATGGTTGGTACATATTCAGTTGCATGTTTTAAAAGACTTTCATCAAACACAGGTATAAACATAGTACCGAGTACAAGTACATTAAAAGATGTAGAGGTAAAAGTGTATGGAATTGCAGTCACATAATGCCAAGTAAATTACAACAAGTAAAAACAACAACAATAACAGGCACACCATCCTCAGTAACATTAGATGGGATCGACACAGACGATGTTTATGTTTTAATAGCTAGTGGACTTACAATATCAGTTGATACTGCATATCTGTATTTCAGAGTAACCAAAGATGTAGCAGGTACTACAACAACACAATCAACTGCCAATTATGATTTTGCTAATAAAATTCTCACACCATATACAACATTTGATAGTTTTAGATATGATGGCAGGACTGAGATGTATTTCTCAAATAGTCCATTAGGTAATTCAGCAGGTGAAAATCATAATATTTATTATGAGCTACATAATTTTAATGATTCAAGTGAATACAGTTACGTTATTGTAAGTGAGAATATTTTTAATTCAACTGCTACTAACTCGTATGGATCACAGGGCGGATTAAAATATACTGTCGCTGAGGCTCATAATGGTATCACGATAACAGGAGATGCATGTACTTTAACAGGTGGTACGATAACTCTGTATCGTGTGGTGACATAATATGAGTGAATTTTCTTACATACCTGAGAGTCCTGAGCAGTCACCTTTTAATAATCAGGGTATTTTTAGTCCTACTGATATATATAACCTGGATGAAATAGACAAATGGACACAATTAGGTCAACTAGATCATATACAAACACAAAGCGGTAGTGGAGTTGCACAGATAGACTTTACTGCGATTAAACAGGCAGAATATAATATACACCTGTTACATATTACAGATTTTAATGTAGCCACCGATGGTCAACCAACTGCAATAAGATTATCTAATGAATCAGACTTTTTAACAAGCAGTTATCAATGGGCAAACACAACTGCCAGGTCAGGTGGCACGTTTGAGGAAAACAAATCAACGTCATCAACTTATTTAGAAATAGCAAGACTAAATGGAAATACAACAAATGAAAAATTAAGCGGATATGTTTACTTTTATAATTTAGGTAAAAATGACAAATTTAGTTTTTTAACAAACATAACAGTTTACACAAATGAGTTTTCTGCTGAGATGATGACATGTTTTGGTGGCGGTGTACATCCTACAAAAGAAGTAATTAAAAGTATTAGATTAACTACAACAAGCGGAAATGTAAGTGCTACATCTGTGAGTTTGTATGGGGTTAAAGGGTATTGATATGACTACTAATTTACAGTTTATAACATCTAGTAGTGGTGA